ACATTGATATTTGCATTAAGCTGCACATAGTAGGCGTCAGCATTAGCAGATACTGTGTTAATATTTGATGTTGCAATAGTATCAATAGCTGATTGAAGATTTGCAACAGTAATTTTTTTAGTTTCAGTAGCTGACACATCATCAATAACAAAAACGTCAGCTGCATCTACATCAGCTGAACTTAAGTTTGTTAATGCTGTAATCTTAACGTTTGCCATTTATGAAAGCTCCAATTGATCGCCTGCCTGTGTAAGTAGAAATAACCCTGACTGCGTTACTAAATATTCATCTTGTTTTACTAAAAAGTCACCATTTTGCGTTATTATAGCATCGCCCGCTTGGGTGAGCAATACATCATCTCCTCCATCTACAACTGGTGTAGCTACTATTATCTCATATAGTCTTTTAGCAGTTGATAAAGATAAACGAAGTTGTAGACCTAAAGGCATTATTCTCTCTCAGAAAGATAGAGTGTTCCAGAAGTTGTAGATTGAATTACCGCAACATACTTATCATTGTTAGTTGCATCAGTTTCAGCACCGAGTGATATGTCATAAGGAATAGAAGCGGGTAAAAAATGAGAAGTAGAACCGTTCGCCTCCACAGTTGCATCTCCAGTTTCAATAAAGCAGTCTTGTGTAGCATAGAGCGTGACTACACGAATAGAGTTTGAAATAGCAGTAGATCGTGCAGTGGCTCCAGAAAATGCAATCTGTTGTCCCCCACTTGGGCGAAGTCCTAATACGGGAATAGGATCGTTCCCATCATCACGTGGTTGTTTGCTCATTTAAATACTCCTTCATCCGTTTTGCTACTTCTATGTGCCATGATTCATAAGGATGAGAGTTAGCGTGTAACGGCCCCCAAGGAGGTCTCTCAATCTCAATCAAGCGTGTTTTAGCCCGCATCCAAACTGACTCACAGTAGGCTTTTAAATCTCTATTCTTACAGTATCGAAAGGTTAATCCAGCTTTACAATCGACAACATCTACAAATGAAACATTCATCTCACACATGCTCTCAATAGTTCTAAACCAGTTCCAACAAGCTGTTTCCAAATCTTGATGTTTTGCTGTATGTTCTAAATCTTCTGAAAACCTAAGTGCACGTTGTATATAAGTTAAACCTACTATAATCAAATCATCTGTATTGTGCAATTGATTTTTCATGCGAAGTAGACACTGATCAATAGACGATCCTGATTGTGCTAAGTTTAAATACTCACACTGCAGCTCACGAGCTAAATGTGCCACCCAAGATCGACGACGACCTTCTTCTTGTAAATTGTACTTGAGTTCAAGCTGTTGCCACTTTTGAAGTCCTAAACTGCGTTTTAGTGTATCAACCTCTGCAATTGTTTTGCCCAATACATGGTGATCACCAAGCTCTGTCCCAGCTGTTATAGAGCAACCATATGCTACTATTCTCATTTACCACCAGCGGTTCCAGCGGGTGCGCGCCACATATGCCCACCATTTCGAGCGAAGCTCGCTGTGAATTTTTTCTCGCTCCGCCCATGATGTTCTGTTGGCTTCCATCTTTTTATAGTGATCCACATACCACATCATCCATGTGGTTTTGTACTCATCCACCATAGACAATCCACAATCCATAAAAAATGACTGCAGGGATTGAAACCCCCAGCACTACCCAAAACCAATCGTTCATAGTCTCTCCTCTATCTTCTGTGTAATATGTGTAATCATCCAATCATTTCCTTCACGAGTAAAATGATTTCCAGTGATGAAGGGAAAAATTTCTCTCCGTTTTTCTATGCGATCTGAATAGTAGTCATTAGAAGGAATATACCATAACTCATCCCAGTCTCTTAACTCTATATAATCTACCCCATCCTCTGATTCAAATTCTGGAAAGGGTGACCAACAATAACAGTTCTGTAACTGAGCTATTCTATTTGCAAACTGCTTATTTTTCTGTTTAATTTGTACAAGCTGTTCATCGGTGGGTTGCTTAATCCAATCAATTACACCAAAATCAACTATTTTTGTAAAACGAGAACAAGCAGTCAAATTTACAATTAAAAAATCCCATTCTACTGTTTGGGTTTGCTTCCAAATGTCCCACTGTGAAGATCCAAACTCAGCTAATGATTCAGCGCCAAATCTCATACAAATTTCATTAGACCAAGAATAGTGTGGTGCTTTGTACCAGTCTTTGTACGTAGAATAGCGTCTAAAATCTTGCACGTCTGAGTAGGAGTCGCCCGCCAACACAATCTTCATGCATCTACTCCGCGCGAAGCGCGCTTGCAAATTTTACACTCATTCCATAAGATCTTTCATAAGCTTGTCATAGTTGTTAATCTGTACTGCTACCTGCGGTCCCTGCGTTTTAGGCTTGAGGCTGGTTTCCACCTCTTGTAGATGCTTCATCCAGTCGAGCAGGTCCTTCTTTGAGTAGATGCCTGTTTCCACTGCTTCTTGTATCTTTTGGTCAATCACTGCATTGATGAGATTGATGCGCTTAATACGATTAAGATATCCTTGAGTGGCAAATACTGAATCAATATAGTTCTTCACTTCTTTTTTCTCAATCACGGCTGTAACGCGATCCTCAGTGATTCCATACTCATCAGCTAATTCATCTATTGCCTTGCCAGAAAGATAATCGTTAGCGAGCGCCAGCATAACCGGGTCCAGAGGCGGAGCCTCTAAGCTGCGGTTTAGCGCATCAACGGATGTAGTTACTGCGACGTTGTTGTTTTTCATGTTGTAATCTCCACATCATAAGAAATTGTTACTTGGAGGTCAGCTACTCCATAAGGTAGCATGAGTCCGTCATCGGTACGAAGAGATACCACTTCAGCTTCTTCCACCACTAAGTCACGATGTGAGGCAGCGAACTGATCAATCCTTGCCTCAATCGAATCAGCTAAATCTTCAGCTACTTCACAAATGTCTTCCGAGTCTCCATCATACACATAGGCACGAATATCGACTACAAGTGAAGCAAATTTACGCCCATCGCCGCGATGTCTACGCAGTTCTTGACGCGGAACAAATGTGATGTATGGAAAATCATTCACATCATCTAAGAACCGATACTTGCGAGACACATTGGCAGGATCGACGGAGTCGATTTGCCCCAGGTCAGTCACAAGTGCTTCTATGATGTCATTACGTCTGGCCATATTTCTTTGATCACCTCTTCTACTCTTTTGTTTTTAAATAATTGCCTATATGCTTTTTCATGTGTACGATTCCACCACATCCAACGAACGATATATCTACAAATCATATAATCATCGATTATTAGAAAATTGTCTTCAAACCAAGAACGACACCACTCAAGTGAAGGAATTGATCCTAAGACGACATGGTCGTCCCACTCTTGTACCTTACAGTTAGGATGGAGTATACAATCACCTGGTAAACACTGATTTCCTTCTGCATCGATGGGTATACGAAAAACTCCTGTAGGTTGTTCATATGCAACTGGAGGACTGCCTGACCACCAGTAATTACCCGAATCATCCTCTTCTCCAAAACAATTATAAACTAAAGGACCGTATCTAAATTTTTCTGCCATTATTCAAAAACTATTACCATATCTTCTTGAAAAGTTAACGGTTGGTAACAACCGACTCCTAAAATTTCGGTGCCCTGTGGCATCGGAAAATTTTCATATACTGATTCTGCAATTGACTTATATACTTGCTCTACTAAAATTCTACACTGATTACGATCTTCCCAACCTTGACCGCCATTCATTATTTTTTCTATGCTACCGTCAGGATACAGGATAGCAACTAATAGAACCCATTTCATGAAATTCTCCTTATAAAAAATTTTTGAAATGGATTTAGACGCATATCAAAACTTAAGTCTATGATACTCTTCCCTTTAAGGGATGTCAAGTTAAGTTTGCATGTTGCTAATTTTAGTAAGTATAATATAGCTTTTAGGGAGAAAAATTTGCAAGGACAAAGAACAGATATAGACCAAACTCCAGAAGGATTTCTGAATAGAGTTAAAAATAATTGTAATATAAACACAAAGGGATGTTGGATATGGCAAGGAAGTACAACTATTCGTGGCAGACCTCAGTGTTCTTGGGATATGAAACAGGATCTAGTCTATAGACATACATATTACGCTAAACACGGTAGACCAATTAAAAAAGGACTAATGGCATGTCACTCATGTGATGAAAAACTTTGCTGTAATCCTGATCACATCTTTGAAGGAACTAATAGAGATAATCAATTAGATTATATAAAAAAACAGGGTGAAGCCAAAAACGGCTGGAATTCTGGAGATACTGATTATTACGTTGACGGAAGAAAGAAAATAGACCTTAAACTTTTTACCTCAAGTGATTTAAATGATGAAGAACGATTTGAATGGTATAGGGATAACTATTGTTTACATGATGAAAATGGTTGTTGGATATGGTTGAGAGAAGTTGGAGAAGACGGTTATGGTAGAGTAAGATATAAACAAAAAAAGCATCAATCTCATAGAATTATGTGGATGTTGGCTAATAATAAAACTCCTGAAGACTTAGAACAGCTTAAAAAGGATAAGTTGGTAATTGGGCATGTATGTCCTGTAGAAGGAGCTCCTAATAAAGCTTGTTGTAACCCAGATCATTTAGAGATTAGAACTCGGTCACAAAACTCAATAGATGCAAGAAAATACACTAAATCAAGAAAAGAAAATCTGTACACAGATGAACAACTATGTGAATGGTTACACATTTATGATTTTGTTATAAATGAGTTAGGAGAAAATCACAAGCTATTAAGGAGTACTAATGGAGGTAGAAATCATAAGTTTATAGCAGATGGATTAATAGATTTAGGGCTCGTAAATGAAGAAATACGTTTTATGTTTTTATGTGATTTGTTAAGAGGTAAATCTGCAAAACATATTCATAAGGAGTTCTTTGATTGGACTCCATCATGGAAGTGACTTCGCGTCCCAGATTTTCGAAAAACTCCTGGTCGAGGCTCAGAGGGGTAGCAGCGCGAATTGGAAACATGTGCATGGGTAAAAACCGCCCCCTTGCCGGGCGCGGGCGTAACCCCTTGAAAACATTGCGAAAAAAACTTTCATGAAATCTGCTAACTCATTGAAAACAAACAAAACTTTTTTTCATTTTTTATGCTTTTTTTACCTTTCACCCCTTGACTTTTAGCCTTACAGACACTATATATAATAT